TCATAACGTCACGTAGATACTGTTCTGCTTTACCTTTAGGTAAATTGCCTACGTCAATGTAGAATACTCGACGTTCTGGTGCTCGTGAAATACGATAGATAACAATCGCATCTTCAACCATTCTAAGTTGATTAAGAGGCTTGATTGCTTTGTGTAGATAGGAAATTACAAATGTATTCTTTGCGTCTGTCAATCCAGAATTGACATTGATAATTGATTCTGGTGCAATACGAACACCAGTATTTACTTGTGCAGTATATGTTTGTGTGGATGTACCACGATCATTGTACACATAATATTCGGCAATAGATTTAATAATCATTGCGCCAGTTTTAGGATCACGTTCTTTTGCAACTTCACGTACTTTACGAATTTTGCGTGGATCAATGTAACGTAATTCTTTTACACCTTCTCTAGGATTGTTTTCATCAACAACAACGTGATAATATATTCTACCATCAATATACCAACGTTTGAATAAATCGTCTGCAAGATTGTTGAAGTTCAACATGGAAAGAATTGTTTTAAATTCTTCTCTAATCTTCTTCTTGATTGATTCTGGTTGATCAACGTTGTCTGTAATTACATCAACAACTTGTCCATCAATACTATGTGATATGGCTTCATTGACAATCTCATCAATTGCCATCTCACACTCAGGATGATTAGACATTTCACGATAACGTGTGATTAGCTCCAACTCATTACGAACTGCGCCTTCTAAATCGACGTATGTACCGTAATAAGCATTGGATGTAATAGTGACTGCACCATCATCGAGTGCAGTAGTAGGAAGGGTAAACGTCGGTTGTTCAGGTCTTTGATCCTGAACAATGTCTGGTTTCCCTAATGTGAATCCGAATAATTTAATAGCTATTTTAGGTGCCTCTCATTCTATAAAAATGGAATAGGGGTTGCCCCCTATTCCTCATTAAACAACACCATCCTCAACTGATTCCCACCATTGATATGATAGAGTAACTGTAAATTCTTCTATCGCATCGTTGGAACCCCAATCAACATCAATTGGAGAAACATCAGTTGGGAAACAACCTACAAATCGATACTTTTTAAGTTCATTACCTTTTTTGCCGAACTGTGTAACGTTCGCATCAACTGCATATGAACCTAACAGCAACGCTGCAGGATTTCGAATGTTTGTAGCGTGACTATTAATATTATTCATCCAACGCTCAAATGCGTTACGAACAACAAAATCTTCATCATTAATAATCGTAATTGTCCAATCCGTAAATGTTCTATTACCAGCAAACTTCAGTTCACGACCAAAGTATTGAACTGGCACAACACCAATCTGTGACCCTGGTAGTTGTGCAGTCTTACACATAAATGTTAATTTATTCTGTGCGTTTGCTGGATTAGAAAAAATTGGAAAAGGCATAGTAACTTCAAATAGATTCGGGCGAGCGCCGTCACCTTGCATTTGAGAGCGGAATTCATTTACTGAAAATGCCATTTAATATCTCCTGTTTATACTTTATTTATTAGACTCTTCCAACAATTTCTTCAAAGCTTACACCAGTACGAACTGCAACGAAGTTCAGACGGATAAAGTTGATTGAACGTGCTGGTTTAATATAGATGTCACCGATAAACTCGTTACGGTCAATTACTTCCGCTGTGTTATTTGTTTCGTCACAAACCACACGATAGTCGGTAATACCACGACGACCTTTTACATCACGTAGATATGGTTCTACGATAGAAACAAACTGAGCTCTTGTAAACTGATCGTTAAATTCAAACAGAGAAGAACGTGCGGCACGAGCAATTGTCTTTTCCAGTGCGATGAATAAACGACGAACGTTAATGCGATCAAATGCAGAAGGTTTTTCTAACAGAGTCTTGTCACCGAATAGAATTGTTCCTTCACCAGCAAATGTAACTACTGGATTTACACCTTTAACATACAGATCATCTCTTTCTGACTTAGTTGGATTCCATGCCAACTTGATGTTGTTACGGATCTGACCACGTGAGAATCCACCTGGTGAGTACCATGGATCACGTTCTAAGTCTGTACGAGCACATAGACCTGCAACGTCACCGTTTAGAGGTATCCAACGATATACATCGTTGTATTTGTCGTACTGATATTTCCAACCAGAATCCATTACAACGTATGAAGATGATGCAAGTACGTTACGGTATGCAAC